ATATGGCGAGAAGAAAGGCACAAGCGTCTTCTACGCCAGCAAGAATTCCGGTACGATCAAGGGCGTCGATAAGGCGAAACGGAAAGGCAAGAAGTAGTCTTGTCCTCAACTCTCGACAGTGACGACACGATCCAATCCGTTGGCGGCCGCAAATACCAGGACGTGGTGAACCGCGCGCACCGCCGCTGGCGCAAGTGCCACCAATGGGAACAATCCGCGCGCACGCATTGGCTTGAAGACCTACGTTTCGCTAACGGTGACGCTTACAACAATTGGCAATGGCCCGCTGAAGTCTTTCGCGACCGTGGCGCTCGTCCCTCCCTGACCGTGAACGAAACGCGCGTTCGCAACCTGCACATCATCAACGACGCCAAGCAGAACAAGTCCTCCGTCAAATACCGCCCCACGGGCAGCGGTGCCACTCAGGCTGCCGCCGAGGTCTATGAGGGTATGTATCGATCCATCGCCAACGTCAGCAACGCGCAGATGGCGCAAGGTATGGCGATTGAGTATCAGGTGGATGCGGGCCTTGGCTTTACGATTATCGAGGCGCGCTATCTTAGTCCAGACCCGAAACCTGGTCCGGAAGCGATGAACCAGGGAATTACCATCTCATCGTGCAAAAACCCGATGGGCGTGATGCTGGATTGCGATTGCGAGGAGCCTGACGGAACCGGCGCTCGTTACGGCTTCGTGTTCTCCGATCGTCCCAAGGACGAAGTGATCGAGGAACGCCCGGAACTGGAGAGCCGCCTGACGGTCGCGAACTCCGTTGACGGCAACGACGCCGGTTGGATACGCGACGATCATGTGCGTGAGTGTCGATATTACGAGGTAGAAGAGGAGAAAGACGAACTCGTTTGCGACGATGAGGGGGTGACGGCCTACCGTTCCGATGTGCCGGCGAAGCTGTTTCGCCAGTGGGAAGACGACGCGGAGGCAGAGGGCAAGAAGCTACGGCGCCGGGACGTGATCCGTAAGAAGGTCAAGTGCTACCTTATCATCGGCAACGACGTGGTTGGCGAGCCGGACGATCTGCCGGGAACGTGCGTGCCGATCATTCCGTGGAACGGCCGTATCACGCTGATCGACAAGCGGTTGGATCGTGTGTCGCATACGCGCGGCATGATCGATGCGCAGCGGATGTTGAATTACAACTGGTCCGCTTCGATTGAATATGGTGCGCTTCAGAGTAAGTCGCCGTGGCTCGCGCCAGTCGCCGCGATTGGCGATTACATGACGTATTATTCCACGTCGAACGTGGTCAATCACGGCGTCATTCCGTGGGTGCATCGTGACGAGGAAGGGCGGGAAATCCCGGCGCCGAGCAAGATGCAGCCACCGACCGCCGCGCCGGTTTATATGGAGGGCGTGCAACTCGCGCAGCAGTTCATGCAGAGTGCCAGTGGCCAATACGAGGCCACGATGGGTCAACCGGGCAATGAGCGAAGCGGCAAAGCCATCAATGAACGCCAGCGGCAGGGTGATCGCGCCACCTACCACTTCATCGACAATCAGGCGCTCGCCATCCGCCGCCAGGGCACGATCATCAAGGAGTGGATACCGGTTATTTACGATACGGTCCGCGTCGCGAAGATCATCAACGCCAAGGACGAAGAGGAAGAGGTCCAGATCGATCCGAACTCGCAGGAGGCGCACCGTGAAAAGCGTATCGGTGATGCCATCCAGCGTATTTTCAACCCGAATATCGGCAATTATGAGGTCGTGTCGGACGTTGGGCCGGACTACGCCACGCAGCGGCAAGAGGCGTTCAACGCCATCGTGCAGATCCTGACGCAGGCGCCGGACCTCATCAACAAGATTGGCGATCTGTTGTTCAAGGTCGCTGATTTCCCGCTCGCGGATGAAATGGCGGAGCGGCTGAAGCCGGGCCTCGATCCGCAGGCGCAGGCAGCGATGACGCAGCTACAGACGGCGCTCACGGCCGCGCAGGCCAAGGGCATGAATACCGAGAAGCTGCTCGCCGAGGCGATGCAGGCGCTGACCGAGGAACGGCTCAAGGTCAAGGCGAAGGACAGCGACAACACGATTGACGCCTTTGACGCGGATACCAAGCGCCTCGCGGTGGTCAAGGACATGATCCCGATGGAGCCGGATGCCATGCGGTTGCTGGTCATGCAGACGGTCAAGCAGGCGTTGCAGGACAACCTCGGTCCCATTGTGGCGTCATTGCGCGGCGGCCTGGAACAATCCACGAGCGCGGCCGGCCTGCCAGGTGCTACAGGTGCGTTGCCGGTGCGCATGCCCGACGTGGGCCAGCAGGCGGCGCAGCCAGGGGGTATGTGATGGATGGTCGTCAAACTCATTTGTGGTGCGAATGGATGATGAAGCAGGCTAAGCCCACAACTGAACTCATGACGATCGAGACAGAGCGCGAGTCGCGACTGGCGGGTGATCTATTGTTGGCGCGGCAGGAGGTCGCGGTGTTGCGTGTGCAGTTGGCCGCGTCGTGGGAGCGGGAGAAGGCGATGGACGCGACGAACCGTGATCTGCGGCGGGAGTTGCTGGAGGCGCACGACGTGGCGGGACGGGCGGAAAATGCTGTCCAGGTGAAGGCATCATCGGCAGATTACACGCGGGACTTCTTCGGCGATTGGCGGAGGATCGGCGCGTGACCTGTGTTCCTCTGGTGAAGGCCGGATGGCGGTATCATCTGGAATGGACATCGACCGTTCGCGGCTTGGCGATCTGGGTTCCGTGGAGACATCCATCGCGCCCGCTTGTTTACTCATTCTGGCGTAAGATGTTCTGATGACCCTGAAATCTCCCCACATCGGCCGGCGCACCGCTGAACCATTCCGCCTGTCCGGCGCCGCTACCGGCCTCAACGCGCACCGCATGGTCGCCGAGGTCGCGGTTAGCATGGCGGAAGAGTATTTCGAGACGTTCGCCGCTGACAATGCCTTTTACCAGGCGATCCGGGCGCAAGGGCAGATCACGGAGAAGGCCGCGCGTCTGGTGTTCGTGGAGCGGGTGGCGCCGCGGTTGCTTGAGGACGCGCGGCGGGCACTGACGGACTGTCTCACGTTGGGCGACGACGTGATGCCGAAGAAGCAGAAGGACGAGATTGCCGAGGCGCTGATCCTGGACACGGATTTGCGGGCCAATCGGTTCGTGGCGGAAGAAAACGCGACCATTCCGAGCGTGTTGCATTGAGCGGTGGCGCGGCGGCGGGACTGCAAACCCCATCCGGCGGGGATCAGCCGTGATGACTGAATTGAGGACGAAATGAGCGAAATTGAGGAACTGAAGGCGGAAATCCGGCGCTTGCAAGGCATCCTGGACGACAATGAGATTAGTTACGAATTAGAGGCGTTCGGTCCGCCGGACAGGCCGCAATTCGGTCCGCCTACGTTAATGGAACATGTTATTCAACTGGCAGAGGCGAAGCTGGTGCGCGAATTAGGGGATCGTCTTATCGAAGAGTGGGATCGAAAATGGTCGTTTGAGGATGGCGTTCTCTGTAAGACATCTCATGGATTACGCATTCGCCTACCGACGGTCATGCCACGGGTTGACTACACGGTGTCACGATGAGCGAAACCACGCAGCAAGAACCGACCGAATCCGCCCCTGTCGCCGACCCGGCGGCCGTTGTTCCGCCAGAGACGACGGAAGAGGTAACGCAACAGGCGGCGGAGCCTGCCGCTGAACCGGAACCCGAGCAACTGAAGCCGCGTCGCGCCGATCGCCACGTCGCCAACCTGACCGCGCGCCTCGCCGCGAAGGAGCAGGAGGTCTTGGAGGCCGAACGCCGCGCGCAAGCCGCCGAGGCCATGCTACAGGCCGGGCGTGAGGGCACCGGTTCCGACACGCCGCGCCAACCCGCGACGCTGCCCACGGACATCGAGGCCCGCGCGGACGCCATCGCGGCGCAGCGCGAGTTCAACCGCCGTCTCGCGGACATCGACGCAGCCGGCAAGAAGGAAGCAGGCGCGGAGACATGGGAAGGCGCGAAGGCGATCCTGACCGGGCTAGGTGCCACGAAAAATCAGGCGTTCCTCGAAGCCCTGGCCGAGACCTCGAACCCCACCAAGATATTCGCCGCGCTCGCGGACGACAGCGATGAAGTGATGGCGCTGCTCCGCAAATCACCGGCCGCGATGGCCGCGCACCTGGGAAGGCTTGACGCCAAAATGGAAACCACCGCCGCGCCTCGCGCCAGTTCCGCGCCAAAGCCGCCCGCGCCGTTGCGGACGCCAGCGGTGCAGCCGGAGCCGGATCTTTACGATGAGAAACTGAGTATGAAAGAGTGGGCCGCGCTGTGGGATAAGCAGGCGCCTCGGTCGCTTGGTGGGCGGCGTTAGGTGGGTTTCTCTGCTGCCTTTCGACGCGCCCATGCGGCTTTTAGGCCGTCAATTCGGCGTTGCCGTTTGATGGGGTCTTTCCATGCGGCTTCGCGCGAGGCTTTTTGTTGCGCGCGATATTCAGGGTCTTGCCAGTATGCTGTGTGTAGTGCGGACATTGCGGCCTGATGTTCGGGTGTTTTCCAGAGATCGGCCATTTGCGCGGATACAGCGGCTTTTGTCTTGGGCGTATTCTTGCCTTCCTTCACGGCGGCATCTCGCGCGGCCTTCCATTCAGGGTTGTTGGCATACATGGCCTTGGTTTCCACGCTGCGCTTGGCGCGAAATTCAGGATCGTCCCACATTTTCTTGCGTTGCACGGACCACAACTCCCGAGTGTATTGACCAGCGGACGGCCCTCGGTCTCCTGCCTCCATGAGATTGTATGTCATCGGGAAATCAATCAATGCCTGTCGTTCCGCAGCATTAAGCGCGTCAATCAGTTGGTCAGATGGAACGTGGCTAAGGTCTGTGTAGATCGCGAATACGAACGCTTCTGGTCCGTGGGCATTCCACGCGCGCTGAAGCAAAAAGTTCCGATGGTTGCTTTTCTTCAGGTTCCCCCGATGGGACATCCAGCGGCGCCGAATACGATCTGACTGGCCTACGTAGACCTTCCCCGAGGCTACGTGAGTGATGGTGTAGATGCCGGGGATGCTGAGTTCATGTTTTCGGGTCATTCCTATTGTTAGCACAACGCGGACTAGCTGACAATGGATATGATGCTTCCCGTTCCGGCCGGTGTCTGCCGTTGATGACTTGCTTAGGCTCGCGGCGTGATGGCTTTCGACTTTCTCCGCCACGACTGTAATGGATTACCTAGTCAAGAACTTGATAAAGTGAGACAAGGAGAAAGTCGTTGGCAGATCGACTCATTACGATCGATATGGTGACCCGAATCGCCGTAAGGCTTTGGAAAAACACGAATGCGTTCATGAGGAACGTCAACACGCAGTACGATGACCAATACGCCCGCACCGGCGCCAAGATCGGCACCGCGTTGCGCATCCGCCTGCCGGTCGATTACACCGTCGGCACCGGGCAGAGCGTGTCATTCCAGGATACCGTTGAGAACTTCACCACGCTGACGATGGCGACGCAGAACAACGTTGGCATGTCGTTTCCGCAGATCGAACTCACGTTGCAGATTGACGACTTCGCCGAGCGTTACATCGCGCCGGCCGTCAACAACCTCGCCGGCAAGGTCGCCGTGGGGATCATGGCGGGCGCCGAGGGCGGCGTGTGCAACTACGTGGACAATCAGGCGGCGGGCGCCATCA